TTTGTGATCCATTCCGAAATGTTTATAAATTCGTGTGATCGGGTCGCCATCTTCGAAATTTTCATAGAAGTAATATACTCCGTTTACACAAACACCTACGCCGTCATTTTCTGAAGCACACATTTTCATCATTAATTCATTTTCATTTTTCATTTTGTTTTCCTCGCTTTCTGTTTTCCTGTTCCTTTGTTAATATTATAATACACTAAAAACAGTGTAATTGCAATATACAAATACACCAAAATGAGTGCAAAAATATCAGCGATAATTGTGTATTTTTTTGGTGTAAAATTAATTGAAATAAAAATATATCAGGTATATAATAAATACGAAAGAGAGGTGTGCAGATGCTTACTTATAAAATTGACGTATTAGAAACGCTGAAAGAATGTGGATACAATACGACACGGCTAAGAAAAGAGCAGATCGTGGGAGAAAGCGCAATCCAATCATTGCGAAAAGGCGAAATGGTAGGGATTAAGACGCTCGAAAAGATCTGCGATATACTGGATATGCAGCCAGGGAACATAATAAAATATGTAGAAGATACAGAAAAATAAAATACTTTAAAAATAATGTAAAAAAGTATTGACATTACACCAGAAAAGGTGTATTATAATATCAGAAACAAGGAAAAACACAACACACGGAGGAAAAGAAAATGGAAGAATCAAGAAACATTTACAGTTATTCAAAAACAGAAATTAACAAAATGAAACGTGAGGAGCTTTTACATCTTTTATACGAGAGAGATAAAAACTATTTTGAAAATGTAAACGGATCAGAAAAGAACTGGAGCAAAGAGAACACATTTGAAAAATATAAGGAGTTTTATAAAAACTTTACGGTTAAAGACTTAAGAGAAAGAGTTTAGAGGAGAATAAAAAATGACAAACGAAAAATTATTTGAATTATTAAAAAAGGAAACCAACATGACGGATCACGATATCCAGAAACATATCGAAGACGGGATCATGGTTTATGAGAACACCGAAGCCGGTTTTTCAGATTTTAGAAATGATGCACTTTCAGGCTTGAATGATGCAGAAGATATCCCTGAGATGTGGGATGAGCTGGACATCATCGGAGATTACAGAATGGATTTTTCATTGTAAAAAATGTACGGAAAAGGAGAAAAAAATGGAAGAATTAATAAAAAATGAATTAAGAAAAATAATCGGTGAACAGTACGACGGAAGTTTTTTTGAACCAATTACAGGAGTTTATAATAGGAATGGGGAAGCGTGGCAGCTTATTAAATTTGAACAGCCAGTGACCTCACACGATGGGAAAACTTACTGGGTTGTCCTTTTGCAGAAATGGAATTATGATCCGAATGACATAAAATGCGTGGATGACTCGGAGGATGTTTTTTTTAAGGCAGTAGAATTATTTAAAAAAAATCAAGAAATGAGGATAACAAAGATGGAAGAGAAAATATATAAAATATTAGAAGACTGGTTTGATAAAAAAGAGAAATTTCCGTTGCAGAAATTAACCGTTGAGGAAAATGGAGAAATTCAGCATTTTGAAAATGTTAGAATCATTGGAGATGCGGATTGCTGGGACGTAAATGAGTTTTATCAGTACATGGTTCATGACGATAAAGTTTATAAGGTTTATTTTGAAGTGATTCCAGATCAGGATATGGACATGATCGACTATGAGAAGTCTTATAAAATTGTCAATGTAACAGACGAGTTTGATTTAGAGGATTAAAAAAATGTCAGGGAAATGCGTGGTTTGCGGAAAAGAAAAAGGACGAAATAAATTATACTGCTCGGTAAAATGCCGAGCAGAAGCACAAAGAAACATGAGAAAATGTGTAATTTGCGGAAAAGAATTTTACTCCGCGCCATCAGGAACAGAAAGAACGTGTAGCAGAGGATGCTCGGAAAAGCTCAGGCATTTTTATGGTGTGAGCGATGAAAATAAAGAAGTTTTGAAAAAAGCGCATCTCGGATATGAGAAATCCCCGAACACAGGCAGAAAAGACACGAATGCAAATGCGAAAAGCTGGGTGATCCAGTCGCCAGGAGGTGATGTTTACAGAATTAACAATTTAAAAAAATGGGCAATTGACAATGAGGATATCATAAGCCCAATTAAACCGGATCTTTTTTCTAGTGGAATAAGAGACATTAAAAGATATTTGATCGGAAAGCATAAAAGTGGGAGTGCTCAGTATAAGGGATGGCGTTTATTAGAATGGAGCGAAGAAAATAAGGCGCGAGAAGGATTTCCGGAGAGAAAAAAGAGAAAACCGAGAAAACAGAAAATGTCAGAAGAGGAGAGGCTGAAAAGAAAACGAGAAAGAGAAAAACGAAGAAACGAGAAAAAACGGCTTGAAATATAGCCGCTTTTTTTATGCCTAAAAATGGAACAAAAACAGTTAAAAAATATCTTATAATAAAATTATAAGTAAAATGATGGGAGGTGTGCGACTTGGCAAATTTAAAAGGAAAAGTAAAAAAGCTTCAGACTGCGATTGTCCAGTGCGGACTGATCATAAAAATAAACCAAAATCAATTTTATAGCGACGACCAGAAGCGCATGATCACAATTTACAGAATCCTCACACCAGTGTGCACCTTTAAGAAAAATAGACAAGAATGGAAAACAGAAGATTATGAGATTCTTAAAACGGCATCTATCACAGATATTATTTTCTGTTTGATTGATATTTATAAGGCGGTGAGCGGATGAAGGGAGAACTCACACCGAAACAGAAAATTTTTGCAGATGAATATATAAAGAATGGCGGTAATGCCACACAGGCATACATAAGCGCAGGATATAGTAAAAATGGAGCAAATCGAAGCGCTCAAAAACAGCTGTCAAAAGCTGTCATTTCGCAATATATAGCGGAAAAAATGGAGCAAATCGAGAAAGAACAGCACCGTGATATCATGTCACTAGCAGAGATCCAGGAGCGCAGAAGTAAAATCGCAAAGGGCGAAGTCGTGGACGGTCTCGGATTCGCCCCGGACTTTTCCGACCAGCTTAAGGCAATGGACGGACTGGAGAAAGCTTTGACGATTGCAGAAAAACATAAGCTGGAAGCCGAAGAGAAAGAGAAAAGAGAAAAGGCGGCACTATGGACGATCCCGATCACAGACATAACATGCGATTTTGTGGAGATTTACAGAACAGTACACGAAGCCTTTACCGGAGAAATAGACGTGCATGAGATCATTTCTAAGGGCGGACGTGGTTCTATTAAGTCCAATTTTTGGGGGAATCTTGCATATGAGACAATCAGACAGGATCAGCAGGCGCATGTCGTATATACTAGAAGATTTAAAGTCGACCTAAGAGGTTCTGTGTATAATCAGTTTATGAAAACGGTCATAAGATATCATGACCTTGAAAATTGGGATTTCAAACAATCCCCAATGTGTGCGGTTTATAAACCGACCGGGCAAATGGTCATGTTTGCCGGAGCAGATAAGCCGATAAGTTTGAAATCGTTCAACGTGCCTTTTGGCTATGTAAAACTTTTAATTCATGAAGAATGTGACGAGATGGCAGGAGTTGAGCAGATGGATAACATCGAAGATACATTCCTGAGAGCAGATACGCCAGCACTCGACATAAAAATCTTCAACCCTCCGAAGTCAAAAAACAATTTTATGAATGAGTATACCGAAGAATGCAGAAATAAGCCACAGGCACGGATCTGCCACAGTTATTATTATAATGTCCCAGTGAAATGGTTAGGAAAACGATTCTTCGAACGTGCGGAGTGGTTCAGGATTCATAAGCCATTATATTATAAAAATAATTATCTCGGAGAAGTCACTGGAACAGGCGGCGGCATCTTCGACAATTTAGAAATCCGAAAAATATCGGATGAAGAGTTAATGACATTTGATACAGTGAACCACGGCTTGGACTTCGGATACACACACCCACAGGTATTTTGCCAGAACTATTATGATTACGAGACGGATACTCTTTATATTTTTGGCGAGGTTTATTCTAAAAAATGTAAAAACTCTACCTTTGCCAGAAAGATAAAGAAGTTTATGAATGTAGAAATTATATGCGATTCAGCCAGACCGGACGGAATAGCAGAGATGCAGGACTGGGGATTCAATGCGATCGGTGCAAAGAAAAGATGGGGAAGCGGAAAAGGAAGGGATTACTGTTGGGAGTGGCTTCAGCGATGTAATAAGATCGTGATTGATCCGGAGCGTTGCCCGAACACCGAAAGCGAGTTTAAAAAGGCAGAACATGAGCAGCTCCCAGATGGTTCATTTTCAGATGCATACCCAACTTTAGAAGAGGATACGATCATGGCTAACATTTATGCACTGAACAGGATCATCATGACCAGCCGAAGGAATGACGGTCTTTATGATGATGAGGAAGATGAGGAGGAAGAAGAATATGAAGATTAACGTACTGGGAACCGAATACACAATAAATGAAGCTACGGAGAATGAAGACCCAAAACTTACCGGCAAAGACGGATATTGTGATAGCAGTACAAAAACATGTGTAATCGACAGAATGGAAGACACAGATATTAATTCAAAGGGGAACATGGAAGAATATAAAAAATCTGTCAAAAGGCATGAATTGATCCACGCATTTTTGTATGAGTCCGGTCTTGATAGCTGCAGTTGGGCGAATAATGAAGAATTAGTGGATTGGTTTGCTATTCAGTGGCACAAAATTAGTGTGGCATTTGAACAGATTGGAATTTAAGGCGGTGGTTGCATGAAATATTATGTTGTAGTTGAAAAAGATACAAGAGAAGTGCTTGCGTGTATTTCAGATAATAGCAAAGATGATATTCTTCGGAAGGATGTTGACTTGAAAGTATACGAAGGTACAGAGCCAGTATTTACCGAGACAAATCACGGAATTTTTCTGAAAGATAATGCATTTACTATGATTTTATAGGTGATAACGTATGAACATATTCACAAGAGTAAAGGGGTTTGTCATGAAGTTTTTTAGAACAGATGCAGAGAAAGAATTTAATGTCGAGTTTATCACTTCTCCAGAGATTGAGAACTCACAGCAGAGATGGAACGACATCATTAAGGGGAGTCCTTTCTGGGTTGATCCGAAAAAAAATGACATTAGGACAATAAATTTCGCAAAATTCCTCTGCCAGTACACAGCAAAGAAAGCATGTATGGATTTATCAGTGAGCGTAACAGGTTCAGAGAGAGCTGATTTTATTAATAAGTGCATCAGGGCAATGGTTGACACTTCTATCAGAGACAAAGTCGAAGATATGCTCGGAGTTGGTGGGATTATTTTAAAGCCGAACGGCTCGATGAATTCAGACAACATAATCGATTATATTATGCCGTGGGACTTTGCGATTACAGAAAAGACGAGCAACGGAGATATTAGAGGATGCATCTTTATTAATCGACTTATAAAAGATAAATTGTACTATTACCGACTTGAATACCATCATTTCACGACCTCAAAAAATAAAGAGGGCGAAGAGATGAACGTGTACGAGATCCAGAACAGAGCGTTCAAATCAAACAGCAGTAACTCACTTGGTAAAAAGATAGAACTGCATGACGTTCCTGAGTGGTCTTCAATTGAGGAAGCAGTTCATATTATGAACGTAGAAAAGCCGCTGTTCGCCTATTTGAAAACCCCATTCAACAATACGATCGACTACTCATCTCCTGAAGGTGTTTCGATTTTCTCGAATGCACTTATGGAGCTTAGAGATCTCGATATAGCCTGGAGTAAAAAAGGAAATGAGGTTGAGGATTCACAGCACATTACTTTCATTGATGAGAATGCGCTGACAAAACAGGGAAAAGGTGGTACACGTGTCTCAACAGTGGAGCTTCCTCGGTTTGTTAAAGGATTGAAAATTGGGCTGGATTCAAAAAGCACGATTGATGAACACGTCCCGACCATGCTTACTTCTGACAGAATCACAGACATTAACAGCGTTCTTTCTATGATCTCGACAAAATGCGGATTCTCACAAGGGCAGTTTATCCTTGATAGAAAATCTGGAAGATTGACAGCAACACAGGTTGAGAGCGATGACAATGAGACGGTAGAAACGATTAACGATATTCGAAAATGCATAAAAACAGCGTTGAAAAATCTCATTTATGCAATTAACGTATTCTGTGACCTTTACGGAATACCTGCCGGCTATGTGGATGCACTGGATGATGATGTACCAGACGAAGATATATTCTATTTTAAAGATTTGCTTGCGAGCTTCGAACAGGACAGATCAAGAGCATATAATTTAATGATTCAAGGTATTTATTCTAAGCGTAAATACCTTAAAGAATATGAGGGATTTAATGATGATGAAGTAGATGCCATGTTTGCAGAGAGAGCGCAGGAAGATTCGGAAAGGAACAGCGGTGGTCTATTTGGAGAGGAGTAAAATAATTCAAGGGATACCGAAACTTTCTATAAATGGTATTTTAAAAGGTGGATATATTATCCCTGAACCTGAACCGCCGGAGATGGTTCAAGTAAAGCTTCAGAAAAAGACTGCGATAGAGACGATTAAGTTTTATTTAGAAAAGTGATAGAAATGGATGCGTTAATATGAAATATAATAAAGTCATTGGAAGCTTTAATATTAAGCTTGATACTAAGCGAATAGATGAAAATTTAAGAAATGCGCAGAATGTCCTTGATGAGCAGGTTGTAAACGACATGAGAAAATACACACCTATGCAGCAGGGCGATTTGAGAAACAAGACGCAGATAAAAGAACCCGGATTAATTACAGTCGATACACCATATGCGCATTATCAGTATGTAGGCGAACTTTATTTGACCGCAGACGGTAGATCATGGGCGAACAGTGGAGAAAAGAAGTATCCGACAGGAACAGAATTAAAATATCACACACCGGGAACAGGTAAACGATGGTTTGAAACTGCAAAAGAAAATCACGGTAAGCAGTGGATAGATCTTGTTAAAAGAGAGGTTGGAAAAGGATAATGCTTAGACCGGATTACTTTTACGGAAAAACTGATAAACTGGTTGAGATGTATCAGGATCTTGAAAATTGGATTATATCAGACATTGCAACACGATTGATAAAATCCGGTGAATTGTCAGGAACTTCCGACCGAGAATTGTGGAAACTCCAACAGATGGGACTGCATAACACAGAGATTGTAAAAAGAATATCTGAAATGTCTGGAAAATCAAGAAATGAGGTTCGCAGATTATTAAGGGATAGTGTTATGACATCATTCTCAGATGATAAGGAAGTCTTAACACAGATATCAGCATCCGATATTATATCTCCGCTAAAAAATAATATGGCAATTCTGGCAATGAATGCAGAGTTAATAAAGACATCTGGTGAACTTGATAATTTGACAAAGACAACCATTAACCAGACACAGAAAGACTTGCTCAATATGCTGAATGAGGTTGATTATAGAGTTGCATCTGGAATGCAGTCTTACAGTAGCGCAGTCTGCGAGGTTCTGGACAGATATGCAGAATCTGGTGTTATGGTAGAATACCCTACCGGAACGAAGCGTTCTCTTGAAGCGGCAGTAAGGTGCTGTGTTGTCACATCAATGAACCAGACAGCGGCACAGGTGACAAACATTTACATTGCCCAAAATAAAATAGAGTATGTTCTAGTATCAGCGCATACAGGCGCCAGATATGATAAAAAGAATCCAACAGGGATTTCATCTCACGATCACTGGCAAGGAAAAGCATATAAAATAATTGGGAGCGAACCAGGATTTCCGAATCTTCTTGAAAGCACAGGTTATACCATAGACCCTAAAACCGGAACGGGAACTGTTGTAAATCTCTTAGGACTTCACGGATACAATTGCAGACATTCACATGGCCCGTGGCGGAAAGACATGGTAAATAAGTACCTTGATGAAAACGGAAATGTGAATATAAATGCAGATGAAAGCCAAAAACTTTATGATTTGCAGCAGAAGCAGAGATTACTTGAAAGAGAAATTCGTAAAACAAAGCGTGAAATTATGACCAAGAAACAGGAACTTGATATGATTGCCGAAACAGATGTAAAAGAGATCTTGCAACCTCAATATGATAAACTGACATATAAACTGCGAATGCAGAATAAAAGGCTTCAATTATTCTGTAAGAATAACGATCTTCAATTGCAAGGCGATAGAACGAAAGTTTCTGGATTTAATAAAAAACAGTCTGCGATTGCAAATGGACGCGCAACGGCTTATAAAAATAAAATTAAAAAAAATGGTACAACGAAAATGGAATAATATGTTATTATAATAATGTGTTAACCATACATACTTGGTTATCCACCTTTCTTTAATTAATGCAGTGGAACTCAAGCGAGACAACAACTCACCGTCATAGCCGGAAACTCCCCCAATGAGGTAAAGCAAATGAAAAACATTGTTACGTGCTTTACCAAAGAAGAAAAAGAGCATATAAAAGAATTGTGTGATTTCACACCGACAGAAGAAATGCTCTTTGATTTACGGAAGAAAGAAAAGTCTCTTGAAGAATGTGCAGAAATTATGCATGTTTCAACGAAGACAGCAGGACGTATCAACGTAAAAATGCAACATAAAATTCTTAAAGTAACAGGAAAACATTTCACATAACTTTCTCCTCATTAAAGGCATCCGTTAAGGGTGTCTTTTTTGTGTCCTTTTAATGGGGTTTTACTGGGGTGGTTCAATTGTGCTGTTCATAATAAAATGAAGATAGAAAGAGAGGTTTATTATGTACGAGTATCAGAGATATAACCAGTATTCTTATCCTCAATATCAACAACCACAACAGATTCAACAGCAATTCCCACAACAGATCATGCCGCAACAAGCTGGACTTTGTGGAAGAATGGTTAATTCTGTTGAGGAAGTCACAGCGAATGACGTTCCCATGAATGCACCATTTGCCATTTTCCCGAAAGCAGATGGATCAGAAGTTTATATAAAATCGTGGAGTGCTAATGGACTTATTCAGACAGTTACATATAAACCGAAGATAGACGGAAAACAGAACGAATTACCGAAAGAAGACACGGTAACATTGTTTGCCCCGATAATGGAGCGATTAGACCAGATAGAAGCTAAAATAACTCAGTCCCAGAGGACTACCAGAGCAAAGAAAGAGAGCGATTCTGAATGAATTTAATGCAGATGATCCAGTGCGGTGGAAACCCTAAGATGATATTAAGTCAAATGATGAGCAACTCTCAATTTTCAAATAATCCGATCATGAAAAATACATTCGACATGATGAACCGTGGAGACAGTAAAGGGCTGGAACAGCTTGCCAGAAATTTGTGCAAAGAAAAAGGTCTAAACCCGGAAGAAATCATGAGCCAGTTTAAACATTGATACTATTCTTGCAAGATTATGTATAAATAAATTTTATTAGGAGGAACACATATGTTTAATTCATCTCCAAGTTTAGCGGACATTGCCGCCGTTACTGGTGGAAACCGTAATGATGGTGCATGGGGCGATGGTGGTTGGTGGGTTCTCATTATCCTCTTTGCCTTATTCGGTGGATGGGGCGGTTATGGATTCGGTGGTAATGGTGGTGGCGGTTATACCGCAACTGCGGCTACACAGGCTGATATCCAGAGAGGATTTGACAATTCAGCAGTCATAAGTAAACTTGATGGCATTACAAACGGTCTTTGTGATGGCTTTTATGCAGTAAACAACGGAATGCTGACAGGATTTAACAGCATTCAGCAGGCAATTAATGCGGACACAGTAGCAGGAATGCAGAATGCAAATGCTATTCAGTCTCAGCTTGCAAATTGTTGCTGCGAAACTCGTGAAGCTATCCAGGGTATAAACTTCAACATGGCGCAGAACACTTGCGCATTACAGAACACCATGAACAACAACACGAGAGATATTATCGACAGCCAGAATGCCGGAACAAGAGCGATACTTGACTACTTATGCCAGGATAAGATCGCAACGTTGCAGGCAGAAAATAATGATTTGAGACTTGCAGCATCACAGGATAGACAGAATGCACTTCTGACTACCGCTATGACAGCACAGACAAATCATATTATCAATGCTGTTAATCCATCACCAATCCCAGCATACCAGGTGCCAAACCCGAACACATACATTCCGTATGGATGCGGTTGTAACAATGGATGTGGATGTTAATTACAACTGAATAATTAAAGTATCTTAATCGACAAGATTATGTCTGCATAGCAGTATTACTTAAACACAAAGGGCAGACTTCAATGTTTGCCCTTATATTTTTGAAAGAGAGGAAAATATTATGTCAGAATTTACAGCCAATGCTTTACAGACTGTCCTGCAAGGAGAAGATGTCTCATTTACTGAGACACCGGTTTGCGGAACAAAATGCATCGTTCACAGACAGGGAAGCGGAGTAGTTAAGTTAAGGGGAATCACAAACCAGTGCAAAGCCAGATTCCTTGTATCTTATAGTGGAAATATCCAGATCCCAACCGGTGGAACGGTGGAAGCTATTTCTCTTGCAATCGCAATTGACGGAGAGCCTTTACAGTCTACAAGAATGATTGTGACGCCTGCGGCAGTAGAAAACTTATTCAATGTATCTGCACAGGTTTATGTGGATGTTCCTTGTGGATGCTGCAGCACAATAGCGGTTCAGAATACATCTGGACAGTCTATCGAGGTTCAAAACAGTAATTTAATTGTAGTAAGGGAGGCCTAGTATATGCATATTGAAAGAATTCATAAAATGCTTGAATGCCTTGCTGAAAAATCCTTGTGTGAGATTGAAAAAGGGATTGAGAATGTCAATACAGAAGAAATGGGAGAAGTGATTGACATGATGAAGGATCTGTCAGAAGCTGAGTATTATGCCACAATTACTAAGGCAATGAACGAAGTGGACGAAGCAGACATCATGGAAAAGCTTTTAGAGTATGGGGATGACCGAAGATATTACGACCGGTATCGTTATGCTGATGGAAGATTTGCACCGAAAGGCAGAGGAAAACGAAGAGGATATGATGAACCACCATATTATCACATGTACCCAGATGATTACGAAGATACAGAGCATATGAGAGACATGGATAAGAAAGACCTGAAAAGGATGTATACAGATACCGGAATGATGGGAGATAGTTCATATCCGAGGGATTCCAGAGAGGGAAAAGCCGGTATTTCCAGACGTACTTATATGGAGACCAGAGAAAACCATCATGGAAATTCAGAGGAAGATAAAAAAGAGCGTGCAAAAGCAAGAAAAGATTACTTGCGAGATATGCAGATGGATATTACTGAAATGACATCAGATGCAGCACCGGAAGAAAAGCAGATGTGGAGAAATGAATTACAGATGATGTTACAGAAAATCTAAGAGGTGAGCGCAGTGTTTAAAATGAATGATGTTGAATGGAATATTTTATATGTAAATCCTAATAGTGAATGCTTGATGCGTTCAGACGGAACAATTACACTTGGTGTTACAGATTGGAGCAAACGAACGGTTTATTTGTCAAATGCATTAAGCGGAAGCCTGTTAGAGAAAGTTCTATCTCATGAGTTGGTACACTGCGCTTCATTTTCATATGACTGCCACATTCCAATAGATGTAGAGGAAATCGTAGCGGATTTTCTGTCTCTTTATGGAAAAGAAGTCGTTGGCATAGCAGATGATATTTTGAATGGGGTAATTGAAAATGGACGTTATAAAGCAGTATGAGGACTATATAGGGCTTAAAAAAGAATACATTAAAAATCCTACATTGGAAAATAAAAATGCAATGATAGCCAAATTAGAAGAGTACGGAAAGTATATATACGACCAGTGCAACAGATTAAGAAAGGATTGCATTGTGGAAGAAGAAAAAGAAGTACTTAAAAGGTATTTCGGTGGAAAATAGAAAAAAGGGGTGGAGCAATCCGCCCTTTTTAAAATGGTACAAAAAGTTGTTTAAAGTAGGTTAAAATATATATTGAAAAGAATATTAAAAGTACCGGACAAAAAAAGGGATTTTGTTCGCTAACCTAGAAAAGTTATGGGATGATGCATGGCACGTCCTATTTTGGGCGTGCTTTTTTTATTTTTGGGAATTAATTCAGTGGAAGAAGACACGGCTTATATCCGGGTTGTCGAGGGTTCGATTCCTTCATTCCCAATTGCCAGCTATGGAGCAAATAGCAACTCATTCGTGCCGGACTGACCGGAGTAACAACTTGGAAAGAAAGAGGTAGAAACATGGTAAACGTAGCAAACGAATTAAAGAAACTCGGAATTGAAGTTTCAGACGAACAGAAAGAGTCTCTTAAAAAGAGTATGGGTGAAGAGCTGTATTCCAAGAAAGAAATGGAAGACAAGGTTAATAAGGCTTCATCAGAATCTGAACAGTGGAAAACCCGTGCAGAATCAGCAGAGAAAATGCTTGAAGGGTTGGATGGAAAAAGCCCGGAAGACATTTTAAAAGAGCGTGATGACTGGAAGAGACAGGCAGAGGATTCCAAAAAAGATTATGAAGCCAAAATCGCAGAGCATGAGAAGGATGAACTTTTGAAAGAAGCATTTGCGGAAATCGAGTTTACTTCTGAATCTGCAAAGAAAGCCATTATGAAAGACATTTCCGAAAGCGTAAGCGTGAGAAACGGAAAGCTGATAGGGTTCAGTGATCTTATTGAGGAAGCTAAAAAGACAGATGCAAATGCATTTGTAAATAAGCAGAATCCGCCGGCGCATTTCACAAAACCGAATGAAAACAATTCTGGTGGTGATAAGCCTACAACAAGAGAGAGCATTTTATCTATCAAAGATAGATCAGAACGTCAGAAAGCAATTGCCGAAAACATTTCTTTATTCCAACAGTAAAGGAGTTTTATATGAACAAAAACAGATTAACGATGAACACAAATTTGCAGTTCTTTGCAGCAAACGCAGGACTGATTACAACAGGAGACATTGATGTAACGGCAAGGGAAATTGATTTTGTTACATCTTTTGAAAGAAACTGGGAAGCTTTAAGAGAAATTCTTGGAATTTCAAGAGCAATTAAAAAACTGCCGGGAGTTGTTCTTAAAAGCAAATATGCAGAAGGAACGTTAGAGAGCGGAACTGTAGCAGAAGGTGATGTGATTCCAAGAACACATTACGATGTAAAAGAGAAACCTTATTCAGAGATTACTCTTGAAAAATATGCAAAAGAAGTTTCTATCGAAGCTATTAAGGATCATGGATATGAAGTAGCTTGTGAAATGACAGATGAAGAGTTCCAGACAGACCTGCAGGATGGAATTACAACAAAATTCTACAACTATCTGAAAACTGGTACACTTACAAACACTGCAAAAACATTTCAGATGGCTGTAGCTAAAGCTATTGGATCTGTCAAGAATAAGTTCAAGTCAATGCACAAAACTGCTACAGGAGTTGCAGTGTTTGCAAATATCATGGATTTCTATGATTATCTTGGAGATTCAAACATTACTTTGCAGACAGCCTTCGGACTTACCTATATTAAGGGATTCCTCGGAGCAGACATTATGTTCCTTTGCTCTGACAACGAAATCCCAGCAGGAAAAATTCTGGCAACACCTGTAAACAACATCGTTGCTTATTATGTAGATCCATCTGACGGAGATTTTGAGAAAGCCGGTCTTTCTTACACTGTCAGCGGAGAAACAAATCTTATCGGATTTAAGGTAAAAGGCGATTACGATCGTGCAACCAGCGTAACTTATGCACTGTTAGGATTTGTACTTTTCGCAGAGTACATTGATGCAGTAGCTAACGTTTCAATCACACCGGGGGAATAGATCCCACTACACAGGCGGTAAATGCTAGTGGGGAACTCACGGAAGAATACTTAAACTCTCTTACAGTTGCAGAAATTAAAACGCTGGCAGAGAGTAAAGGGTATTCACTGACCGCAACAAAGAAGGCTGATATTATCGGCGAGATTTTATCACAGCAATAATGAGGTGGAGCAATGTCATATGTAGATTTTGAATATTACCAAACGAAATATGGTGGAAGTTTGTTCGAAAGCGAAGAAGACTTTGCTCCATATGAAAGAAAAGCAGAAAGAAGAATCAATGCGATCACATCAAACAGGATTGTGTTTTATCCTCAGCCAGAATCAGAAGATGCATGGTGGGATAATATCAAAGATTGCACCTGCGAAATAGCTGAATTGCTAAAGAATGTATCTGAATACTCCGCGGCAGTTAATAACTTTGGTGTTATTGCAAATACGGACGGAACTGTAAAAGGGAAAATGATTAAGAGCATGACTTCTGGAAGTGAATCAGTATCTTATGATGCCGGAGCATCTTCTTCGACATTGGTAGAACTTGCAAAATCAGAAATAGCACTTAACAGTAAGTGCTACGATATTGCATCAAATTACCTAGCCGGAATGGTCGATTCAAGGCATGAAAACCTTTTGTACATGGGAGTTTAGCTTATGGGAATCGGATATAAAGATGCCGTGGTTTTATATAACAGGCATTACAACGACACTTTAGAAACTGAATATTATTTCGGTACACTGTTTGAAAATGTAAGAATCGAGCTTACACAGGCAGAGAACATAAGTAAATCTGGAATGAAAGATGCAGATAGTTTTCTTGTAAAAATCCCGAATGACGGCACATTGAATTATGCTAATCCACCAGACTGGGAGAACATGAGCGAAGAAGAAAAGCTAAAGCATTTCACTTTAAGAAGTAATGATTTTGACTTTGTAGTGATTGCAAAAAAAGATGAACTTCTCATTGATAGGGAATTGCCGGTTGGATTAATTAATTCAGACGATTATCCGGGTAAATTCTTCCAGTACATGGTAAATGAAAAAGGGAATTGCTACAAAGTGAATACTATCGGTGTTTACAGCCTTATACCAAGGTTTGAGATTGGAGGTAAATGATTTGGATGAAAAGCCAAAAATAATGCTTGTATCAGATGCAGAAACGGCGCAAAGAGCTATTCTTGATATGATAAATAGTTATCCAGATTTTCCGCCCGGTTTCAAACCATCAAATTCAACAATCTTATGGAACAGCATAAAAGATACTCAGTCTATTGGAGTTTTTCCGGCGCAGGATCCAGTTTATTTGAAAAAATATGTCAGCGGTTCTTATGTCGGACAAATGACGTTCCAGATCGTATACAAAAGCAATCCAACAACAAACAAGGATAATATTGCAGCAAGCAATCTGCTTGAATGCATTGCAAAGTTCCTTGAGAGTGGAGAATTTACATTAAAAGATAAAAATTTTGTTGCAGAACAAATCAACCGCACATCAGATGTATTTTGCGGTACAGCAGATGGGAAAACAACAGAATTAGCAATTAATATGCAGCTTAAATATTTTTATAAAAAATAGGAGGAATACTCATGGCAAAAGACAGAACTAACATGGTCTCACTTTTGGATATTGGAAGCCTTATGGGTGGAAAAAGTGAAAAGCTTGCTGAAATGGGTGATGGTTTCACAGAGCTTTCTGAAGACTGGGGACCTAACACAGAAAGCACACAGTACGTAAACATGAAAAATGCAAGCAACTCTGTAAAAGGGTATGCATTTTCAATGTCCCCGGAAAGAGAACATTTGTCAGATGAAATGCAGACAGTGTTTAATGACATTTTCAAAAAGCTTCCAACAGGAGATCAGTGTGAGACATATTATTATCGCTACTATAAAACTGATATTACAAGCGGATCAGGAGATTGTATCCGTGTTCCAGTAACTGTATGTGCATCAAGCACTGGTGGAGCAGGTGGTGATATTTTAAAGTCTACAGTCCAGATTAATGGAAATGGAGATGTAGAACTTGGAACAATCACTATTGCTGGTGATGGATCGTTCACATGGGCGCCTAAAGTAAGCGCTTTGGCTTTGGATGAAGATTACCCAATTTCATAGGTGTTAATTAAAAATTAGCATATGTGGGATGCCTACCTTTCCTTGGTGTCCCACATTAGGAAAGGATGTTAAAAATGGAAGAAATTAAATTAAGCAGTGGCATAAAAAAAATTGCAATAAAAGACGAAGACGGAGATCTTATTACAGTTATAACAGTAGATACAGCGAATGCAGACACAGCTAAGAAGTTTGCAGGTGTAATTGATAAATTAAATAATATATCTCAAAACTGTGAAAAAGAAGCCGCCGAATGGAGAAATAACCACAAAGACGATATGAATGTGGATGATATTAATGTGGATGCAGCATTAGAACTGAACAGCATTCGTGTGAAATATCTTAAGCAGATTACGGAAAGTATAGATGGGTTGTTTGGCGAAGATGCCATGAAGCAGATTTACGGAGATATTGTCCCGGATGAACTTGCAATTGTGGAGTTTGTAGAGCAGGTTATCCCTGTTATGAATAAGCTTTTCAAAAAACGTTTTGAACAGGTGCAGAACAGATACAATGTAAGAAGACGTGGGGCAAAATAATGAACAATGTCATGCTGGACAATTTGCCTACTGAATGGAACGGATACAAAGTAAATACCGATTTCCGCATAGGTATGCAGATTTATATTTTGCAATATGACAAAGAAATGAATGAGTACGAGAAAACAACTTCTATTCTTTATCTTATGTTCTCTGATGAATACGGAGAACTTAGAGACCATCCACAGCACCATGAGTTAAATGAATGTATTTCTTGGTATTTAAACGGATGGTATCACGACAATACCGGCAGTAGCAAAAATACAAAGCGTTTTATTGACTATGATGTAGATCAATGGAGAATATATGCAGATTTTTTGCAGATATACGGTATTGATTTGTCCGTAGCAGATATGCACTGGTGGAAATTTAATGGCTTGATCTGGAATATGCCAAGAAGATTATCTTCTCTCATGGAGGTAATTGAGATCCGACAGAAGAAGATTGAAAAGAACATGAGTTCCAAGGAAAAAGATGCAATCAGAAACGCACAGAATAAATATGCTTTGGAACAGCCAGAAAAAGAGTATACCAGCGAAGAAAAAGAAAAGATAGATGATTATGATCGTATGATGGAAGAAATAAGAAAGCAGAAAGAAACAGAACAGGAAGCATTGAAACAGTTTAAGAAATGAGGGTTTTAGCATGGCTGAATATGATGGCGAAATCAGAATAAAAACGTTGATTGAAAATGGAGAAGCATCAAGTAAGCTCATGCAGATGGAATCACAGTTTCAGAAGCTTGCAAGAGAAGCTGATAAGTTATCCAAGACACTGAAAGATCTGGCAAGTCAGAAGATTCCAACAGAGGAATATAAGGCTGTGCAGATGCAGATAGAAAAAGATACTGCTTCTCTTGATAAACTTCTTGCCAGAATGGATAAATTCTTAGAAACAGGTGGAAGCAGTAAAAGCACAACCTTTAAAAGAATGCAATACGAAGTTGAGGAATTAACAAACTCAATTAAATATGCAAAAGGCGAGCTTGCCGCAATGGAATCTTCCGGAACTGCTTTTATAGATCCTACAACTACAGAAGAATATAGCAAAGTATCTGAAAAGCTTCTTGATGTACAGAGCAAACAGGAAGTTCTTAATCAGAAGATGAGAGAAACAGCTGCCAATGAGAAATCTATTGGTGCCGGTGCGAAAGACATTGAAAAAGTAGGAAAATCAGCAAAAAAATCCTCTGGCTTAATATCTGACATGGTGAAACATATAAAGCAGACAGTAGTTAGTTTTGCAATATTCGGTGCGGTTATGAAAGTATCTCAGACCATATCCAAGGCATTTACAGAAGGTATACAGAACATGGCGAAGTATTCTTCTGAATTTAATGGAAAAATGTCTGAAATGGCAAGTGCTTCGGCTACATTAAAAAATTCTATTGGAGCACTGACAGCGCCTATCATATCTGCATTGACACCAGCAATCGTAACCTTATGCACATGGCTTACAAATGCTATTAATGCTATGAATAGATTTATTGCGGCTATAAGCGGAAAAAGCACTTGGACAAAGGCAAAAAAGCAGCAGGTAGACTATGCGGCATCTCTTGATAAAACAGCCGGTTCTGCCAAAAAAGCGGCTGGAGCATTGGCGGCTTTTGATGACTTGAATGTATTGCAGAAAAATGATTCTGGGAGCGGTAGTGGTGGTACTGGTAGTGGCGGATCTGATTTATATGAAGAAGTCCCTACTGGAAAAGAATTATCAGATAAAATCCAGCCATTTATAGATTATTTAAAAAAATTAAAAGTTTCTATAAAAAATGGATGGGATGAAACCTGGAGCAATTTAGATGTTTCTTTACAATTTGATAATATTAAATCCAGTATAGAAAGCATAAAGAATTCATTTTTAAATATTTTTTCAGATAGTGAAGTTTCTGCATCTGTTGACAATTTTGCTATGACTTTTTCAAGGTCACTTGGAAGCATTTCGGCATCTGTAGTAAGCATAGGTGCTACCATAGCAGAAAATCTTCTTGGTGGGATATCTATTTATCTTGAAAGTAATTCTGAAAATATAAAAAATTATATTATCGACATGTTTGATATAGCATCTGATATTTCAGTGTTGGCATCACAGGGGGCAGATGCATTCGCAAATGTATTTTCTGTATTTGGGGATGAAAATGGACAGCAGATCACGGCAAACATGATTCAGATTTTTTCGGATGCGTTCATGATGGTTACGGAGAATGCAGCAAAATTTGGAAAAGATATTATCGATTGCATCGTGACACCTTTTGTAGAAAATCAGGATGCTTTAAAAGATGCTTTGGATGGACTTCTTGGTGTGATTGCGGATTTGACAACGACTATATCAGACGGTGTACAGCATGTGACCGATAAAATCACAGAATTGTACGATGAACACATTCATCCGTTTGTCGAAAATGTAAAAAATGGAATGTCAGAATTAATAGAAAAATTTCTTGAATTTTGGAACACTTATGTGCAGCCTATTTTACAGAATCTGGCGTTAATGTTTGAGGATACCTATGAAAATCATTTAAAGCCTGTGTTTGATAATATTTTCGAAATAATGGGAATCGTGATAGACATACTGAACGATTTATGGACAAATATTTTACAGCCGATTATTGCATGGATTATTGAAAATGTGCTTCCGGTAATTCTGCCGATTATTAAAACCCTGAGCCAGAATATAAAAGACAGCGTCGATTTTATTTTAGATCTGATCAATTTTTTGCTGGCAGGGGTAAAACTTGTATTCGCCGCAATTCATGCATTACTTACGAAAGACACAGACAAAGCATTACGCCAGACAGAAAAATCGGTAAAAGATTTTGTGAACAGTGTTATCCAGATGTTTGAAAATATGGTAAACCGTGTTATTAATGGTATCAATTCATTAATTTCTGGCTTTAACAGCATTGGATTTGATTTACCTGATTTTTTGGGTGGCGGATCATGGCATCCAAGTATTCCGACAATTCCTACTGTAAATCTGCCTCGTCTTGCCAACGGTGGCGTAACAACCGGAAGGACACTTGCAGAAATTGGAGAAGCCGGAAGAGAAGCTGTCCTACCGCTTGAAAATAATACCGGCTGGATGGATGACCTTGCATCGAAGCTTGTAAGCAAAATGCCGGACTACAGCGGTGCAAAGACAGTAGTACTGGCGGTGGATGGTAAAGAGTTCGCAAGAATCAATCTGCCGTATTTACAGGATGAAGAAATAAGACTTGGGATAGCGGAGGGATAAGATGGTACATAAGTATACACAAGGACTTATCATTGATGGAATTACATATAATATCCCTATGGTGTCTATTCAAAGGACTTTGGATTTCTTGGAAAAGTATGCAGAAAGAACAGAGGACGGAGATATTCATATTGAGAGTATAGGAATCTATAAGAACTATACAATTTCAATTGGAACAATAGACGATCCGGGACTTTATGATAAACTGATGGATCATATAACAGATTGTGAAAACAGATTCCATCATGTATCTTTACCGGATGCAAGCAAGCAGTTTGATTTCTATGGGTATTTTTCATCCATTAAAGATGAAGTAGAAAAGGTATTTGACAACGGAGCGAAATATAAAGGATTGTCTTGGAAAATGACGAGTAAAAAACCATTTAAGACACCGTAAGGGGGCATTTATGAGAACATATTGCAGGGCAGAAATGAAATTTATAGATGTTACCGCATTATCAGATGCCACGGTTACGACAGATGATAACCAGGGCATAGGTTCAGTTGAGTTGTTTGCAGACCAGACGGAACAGAAAAGTTATGGGACTTTTGAACTGAACCAATTTGTGCTAGATGGAAGTAAAAGCGTATTGACGGAAAATCCGAAAGACATTGCATTTTGGAATGATGCGTTATCGAAGGAAGATTGTACTTTTGAAACAGATCCTAAGATTACAGTCACGTTCCAAGAGCAGCACACGTCCGCAGCGATCACACTTTATTTTGAAGATGAGCCACCAGCAGAGTTGAAAATCACATGGTATACAATCGCCGGTACAAAATTAATCACAGAAACATTTTACCCGGACAGCCTTATTTATGTTTGCAATAATCAGGTGCAGAATTATGGAAAAATCGAGATTGAATTTGTAAGAACAAGCTTTCCAAAGAGATATATTAAGCTTCAGTACATTTTATACGGAAAATATATCGTGTGGGATAAGGATATGATCCAGACTGCCAAGGTGCAGGAGGACATTGATGTGACCTCTGCAACATTGTCTATCAACGAAGCGGATATTTCAATTGTTGATATGAATAATGATTTTGATGCAGAAAACGAAAATGGAGCGTGGAAGAGTGTGCAGAAAACGCAGGAAGTCACATTGTCAGAGTTTAAGAACGGAAACATGATTCCTATGGGAGCATTCTTCATCAACGACTTTTCTTTTTCAAAGAATATTGCAAAATTTAAGCTGGTTGATGAAGTTGGTTTATTAGATAAGTATACATTTTATGAAGGACAGATATATAACAATGTCCGCGCAGAAGTGATACTGAATGCGATATTTGCCACTGCCGGTATTAAAAAATATACGATTGATGAAGAAGTAGGCAACACACTTTTAAGTGGCTATTTATCCATCCAGACGTGCCGTAAGGCATTGCAACAGGTATGCTTTGCGTGTGGTGCGGTTGCAGATGACAGCCGGAGCGATACCATCAAGGTTTATAAGCCAGACAGATATGTGAAATCCACTGTCGGGACGGATCGCAAATTTAATGGAAATACGAAAGTATCTCTTGAAAAATATATCTCTGGTGTGAATATTGAGATGAAAAACTATGCATTGGAAGAAAAAACATCTGATATTTATAAGAAAACATTGCCGGCCGGAGATACAAAGATCACTTTTTCTAGCCCATATCTTCCATCGTCCATCACGGCAAGTGCCGGAACGCTGAAAGAAGTAAAAACAAATTATCTCATCATTAATATGACGGCTGCCGGACAGTGCCAGATTACAGGTATTAAATATGCAAACACGACTTTTTCCTACGAAAAGAGTGTAGATAAAATCGAAGCTGGGGAAACAGAAAATATAAAGAAATACAGTGGATGTACCATTTATAATGCTGATATATTACCCGACATCGCTGCTTATCTTTTAGATTATCATGCATTGAGAAAAAAGGTGGGGATGAAGTATCTGGTTGATTTAGAGCAGGTAGGAAATTGGGCGAATATAAATTCCATCGGTGGCAAGACATCTACTACATTGATTGAGAGCCAGACGCTTGATTTGTCCGGTGGATTTATCGCAACGGCAACGTGCCGAGGATATTCAGTAGTTGTTACGGAAAATTACTTTGCTGGAGTTGAATTATATACGGGAGGAGATGTGCTGATCTGATGAATTACAATCCAATTAATCCTTATTACGACGAACTCAGAAAAGAAAATCTGAAGCTCGCAAAGGAAAATGAAGCTTTAAAAGAAGAAAATGAACGTCTGAAAAGTGAGGTGGTTGCTTATGCTGGTGTGGATGCAGACAGTGACGGACCGGTCACAGAGTGATGTTGATCGTGTGTTGGAGTTACTGCAGAAGGGATGGGAAAGATTTAGCGCAGACGAAAAAACAGAATGGCTTGCCGGGATGAAAGGCGCACTGAACCGGTCGGATATGGAAAGAATCCAGAACAACACGCAGCTGCTTTCTGATGTGCTTGAACTTAATCTTGCAGTTGCAGACGTACCAGAACACCCAAATGAGACATTTCTTACAGCAGTGCTGCATAACACGGAGATTATAAGAAATGCATATATGATTCATTCTGACACGCCACAGACACCGAGTATGCCAGTCAACACATATCAGAAAATGAATGATATAGAGAAAATACTAGATGATGTGTACGGTATTTTACTTAACAACTTCAATTATTACTGTGGATCAGAGATATATGCCGGAGATGATACCGGACTATTATTATAGGAAGAGAGGACATATTATGGGATTTACAAAGAAAACATGGAAAAATCGAATTGCAGAGTATATTAACCGCAGACTGATTACGATGGAAGATGGCAGTACAAATCTTGTGACAGTTGCAAGGGATGAAGGAACAATCTCGCAGGAGGGTGATGCTTTTAATGCTGCAAACATGAATGATCTGGAAGATAGAATTGAGGCGGGGTTCGCGGATGTATCCCAGAGTTTAACCAACATAAATAATTCAAAAAAAACGTATATCAATTTAGCACTGCCAAATGTTACTGATGACGCGAAAGCTGTCTGCGATTATATAAATAAAAATTATTTACTAGGGCAGTTATCTCCTGCATATACAGTCGAATTTGATGTAGTTGCATCAAATGCAGATTGGTTTTCTGGTACTTTGTCCACGGATTTGCTTACATTAGCCCAAGGAAGAAACGTTTGGGGCTTTGTCCAACAACGTACCTCATCAGCAGAAAACAGTACTTTATATAAATACTTTGCAAGTGGAACAGGAGGTGCTAGTTCAGTAAGTGCTATTGATGAAACCATTTCTGATCCAATGTTCTGTGAGAGCATTCCGGGAAGAAATCAGATTACAAATTTTTTATATGTAAACTTATCCGATCGCAATAGTGATATTAATAAAATACATTATTTTGGTTCGGATAATCCTGCCACAGCATTTACTAACAGCCCATATACAGCCGGTCCTTTTTACGGTTATCGGGTAGTGAGATGGTGTTCTGAATCTGCTAATACATATCATTTAGTGACTGTGGAATTACATGAGCAATATCCTGTTTCCGGACGTGTTTGGTCAAACACTTACGATATTGATATCGGAACATGGTATGGCTGGAAATGCAATCAGGGTAATACATTTATTGATGTTGGAACTGTTTTAAAAAATGCTACAACCATCGCCGCTGGTGCAACAGTAACTTATGTAGCAACAAAAGATTGCTTTGTAAACGTGGCTGCATATGCACACGGAAGTGGTCAAAATACAAAAATATATATTAATAATGTACCCGTTTTTAATCCTTACGCTAATAATGGTGATAATGCTGGTTTAGTGATTGTAGATAAAACTGTACCATTAAAAACAGGACAAACAATTAAAATTGAGAATGGCACATACACCACTAGTTCTTATGCTATTTTTGCAGCATTTTAACTCTGGTTATGCGAAGTAAAATGGAACAAAAAAATTATTCTGAAATATTATAATTGAATTATACAAAAGAAAGGAAGATGATCCAATGGAGATGTTAAAAGAAACGTACACGATTGCTTTGCCTATCGTTCTGACAGCATTTATGGGATACATAGTGTGGCTTTTGAAAAATCAGAAGTCAGACAGAGATGCGAATAGCAGAGGAACGATGCTTTTGCTTCGAGTACAACTGATCGAGTACCATGATAAATACATGGCGCTCAAAGAAATTCCATCCTATGCCTACCAGAATTTTATGGAAATGTACAATGCCTATCATGCGTTGGGCGGCAATGGAATGGTCACAAAGATGAAAAATGAAATTGAAGAGCTTCATCTGAAGCAGAAAGAGAGGATTTAAACATGACAGATTTGGGATTTTTAACAGAATTTATGGTGCCGGTAATCGTAGGCATTTGCCTTTGTGTAGGCTATGTCGTAAAGAAGTGGATCAAGGATGTGGATAATAAATACATCCCTACCATTTGTGCGGTATTAGGTGTGCTTTTAGCCATTTGGATTAACAGATGGACAGTTACAGCACCTATTTTATTAAGTGGATTATTCAGCGGTTTAGCAAGCACAGGACTGCACCAGTTATTTAAGCAGTATATTGAAAAGAAGGAGGAATAAAAGAATGGTTATTAACGTACATGCAGGACACAACCCGGACGGAAAAGTAGCATGTGGAGCTATCGGAATCATCCGGGAATCAACAGAAGCAAGAAATGTAAAAAATGAGGTTATCAGACAGTTAAAAGGTCTCGGGCATACCGTGTATGACTGTACGGTTGACAATGGCACAAGTGCAAATAACGTGCTTTGTAACATCGTAGGAAAATGCAATGCTCATGTGGCTGATCTTGATGTATCTATCCACTTTAATGCAGGTGCTAAAGATATGAACGGAAACGAAAAGACAACCGGAACAGAGGTTTATATTTACAGCGATAACAGCAAATCAAAAAACTATGCGCAGAGCGTAGCTATGGAGATCGCAAAGCTTGGATTTAAAAATCGTGGTGTAAAAACGAATAAGAAACTGTATGTGCTCCGGAAAACAAAAGCACCGGCAATGCTGATTGAATGTTGCTTTGTGGATGATAAGGACGATGTAGCATTGTATGATTATAAGAGCATGGCAAGTGCGATTGTTTACGGAATTACAGGACAGCAGTACATTGAACCATCCAATAACACATCTGATGACGATGCTGCAACTTCTGGATCAGAGACAAGCGTAGGTGATAAAGATTCTATTTATCGTGTACAGGTCGGAGCGTATCGCAACAAAGCAAATGCTATTTCCTTGCAGGAAAAATTGAAAGCAGCAGGATTTGACTCTGCGATTGTAAAAGCGTAAAATAAATGGCGGTTAGAATTTCTAATCGCCATTTTTAATATACTTGTACTAATTAATGTTAACCACT